AGGGTCAAAAGTAGGTCAAAAACACGCTCATAAATATACCCATAAGAGTTAAAAACGGCTTAAAAGTGGTTAAAAACAACGGATAAACACCCCCATAGTGGTTAAAATTTTCACGAAAAGACAAAAATAAAAGGCTGTATTTCAGCCAAATATGCCAATTAATCCGTAAAAAAGTGCCTCCCGCCGTTTTTTTTGAGGAAAAGTATCCGGTTATTCCAACCGAATAACGCCAATAACAATGGCAATGGCGTGAAGTTGTGAAATTTTCAATTCAAAGGGTTCGTATTTTTCATTTTCACTTACAAGCAGAATGTGTTCCTCGTCTTTTCCCTTCCTTATTCTTTTAATTAGTGCCCCTTGATTGGTATCCACCACATATACTTTGTTCCACTGAAAGAAAATATCATTTAAGGGAACGTTTTTGCAGGCAACAATATCTCCACTGCTGTATTTGGGATACATACTGCTTCCTTTTACCTGAATAAGGAATTCCGCCTCACGAAATACAGGAACCACATACCTTTCACACTCATATTCCAATACCTGCATCTCACCGGCTGCAAATCCAGCCATAGCATCAATGGGAATAAGCGGAATTCCTTCTCCATTTTTGGCCTGTGTGGCCACCGGTATTTTTTCTCGCTTTTTCAGCATCTCACCCTTGCCGGTAAGTAACCACTCTGGATTTAAATATGGATAAATAGATAAAATTTCCGCTATTTTATCTCCACCGATTTCACTATAAAGTGATTTTCCTTTTAAATTAGCATAAGATATTCCAGTCAATTCACAAAAATCTATCTTTTTAATGTTTTGACTATCAATAAATTGTAAAATTCTTTCTTTTATAGGTGAAATTTTATCCATTTTTTCTTTGAAGTATAAAATTTTATACTTTACTTTGCGTATTCTTTCAAAAGCGAAAGAGGCGATAAAGGTACAACAAATTTTAAAAAAACAACACTATGGGAGAAATATTATTGAAATACGGAAAAACAAGACGCGAAATAGCCCAAGCATTTGGGGTAAGTACGGTAACGGTACGCAGTGCCCTGAAGGGAAGAACACACAGTGAACTTTCGGATAGAATAAGGAAAATGGCTCTTGAAAAGGGTGGAAAGGAAACCGATTAATTACTTTAAAAATAGATATTATGGAAACAAAAAAAGAACTTTTGGACTGGCTGGACGAAGAAATTCTACAGTATGAAATTGAAGTCGAGAAATTGACACAGAAAATGAAAGAAGAAAGAATCACTGATTCAGGTGATCCTTATTATCTTAAAAGATTGGAGTTCAGAACTTACGCAGACGCATATCGAGATATAAAAATATTATTAAACGACTAATATTATGAAAGCTTACCTGATTCTCATCAACTGGACGCTGTCATTCATTGGGTTGACGCTGGGAACGGACAACAATCCGACGTGGGCAGTGGCAGCCGGAGTAGCATGGTTTATCGCTTCGAGCATATTGCTCATCAGGGCTGACCGCAAAGGCACAATGGACAAATTGAACAAACACTTTAATACAGAAGAAAAATGAAAACACCAACAAACGAAGGAATTACTCCCGATTCAAAAAATCTTCAAGATTATCAAGATCAGATTTCAAAATTTCAAGTTGAAGGATTATTTCCTCCCTTACGTTTTGGGCAATCGGATCGTGAGAGGGAAGCCTCTCTAAAAATTCGTAAACTTTTAAATAACTTCTGATTATTTGAAGGTTTGACAAATTCTATATTATGAAAATAATTTTAAAAGATAATAAATGGTCAAAATTACCAGAGAAGCTGGCAAAGAAATATAAACAACTTTCTGAAAAAATTTCGTCCTTTTTTTCAGATCAAGAGATATGGGTTGCACCTGACAACTATTTTTTAGCGCATTTTGAAGTTCAGAACGAAAAGCTTGATAAAGACGTCTGGACATTTCTGATAAATCGAATACTACTATACCACACATTAGGGTACCAAGTGACAGTAGAACCATTGCCAGAGCAAAAAGAAAGCGAAGTATTTGGCTATTTATCTCTGATGAGTGGAGAGAAATTAGAATACCGAGCAGAGTTGAGGATACAAACAGAATCGATTGAAAAAAAGACAATTGATTTTCACCCGATTTTTGAGACAGTTCCTCCAGACGTTGAAGTTGATTCTCATAATGTTCATTTAAAGAATCCATAACAATTACTATATAAAGGTTTGACAACAAAGGTAGTAATTTTTCCTGAAGGGCATACACCCGGGTTCGAGTCCCGGGCGGGAGCAACCCAAGAAGAAGAAGGAGAGCTGCGAAGCAATAATGCAGAGCGGCAGCCCTGTGCGAGTAGTTCGGGTTTGGCCGGAGAGAGTTGCGGGATGCCGGCCGTAAGGAAAAGCGCAATAATGAAAGCACGGACAAAGCGGGAGAGCTTGACAGCCGGGAGAGACCGGCTTTTATAGGAAAAGGAAGAAAAAATTCACAGACGTATGTATCAGGTAATAGACGGAACCATAACCATCAGCGTGAACGACTGGATAGAAGCCGGATTGACAGAAAGTCAATTTAGAAATGACAGCAAGCGCGGTTATTTAAAGATTTATCGGCGCGGCATCAACGGCAATACGCTGATAGACGTAAAGAGCATCCGGCGATCGGACAGGCGGCGAAAGATAGAAGAGCGTTTTGGCAAGATAGAAGAAAAAGCGAGACGGGGAATTTTTGCCGTTGAGATAGAAACGAAAGCCCGCGAATTTTTCACCAATTACCTGAAGCCTGACGGAACCCACCTGGATGACGAACAAATAAAACGCTATACCAACAGGGCTTCGATACTGGAAGCCATCAAGCGGGGACTTACCATACAGCTCAATGCCCATGCAAGAGCCAATTCAAGGTTGAAAATGGGAGAATTTTGGGAGCTGGCAGCCAATTACTACCTGGAACAGACCGAAACATATCCCTGCGATCCGATAAAAAATGCGAGAGTGCTTGAAAGAGTATTTAAAGAGTATTGCAACGGCGGTTATGCGTCGATTATCCACAAAAACATCGGCAACGATTCTGCCCGCGTGGTATCTGTATCGCTGGAGAATTTGCTGCTCTCGATTTATCGAAACAACAACCATCCGTTTGTGAACGAAGTACACCGGCTTTATCTGGAATTTATAAGCGGAGATAAAGAACTGTTCGACAAGGAAACCGGGGAGATATTCCGACCGCAGGATTTCAGGTATAAAAATCGGGGTATGGAAATATCGGTGGCTACGGTTCGCAACTATTTGAAAAACGTTCTCAATAATACGGCCATTTACATGGACAGGAACGGGAACTTCGACTATGTGAACAAAATGCGTCCGAAGCACAGCCGTAAATTGGGACAATACTCGCTGAGTAAAATCAGTATGGACGACGTGGCACTGAGCCGTAAAAGCGTGCGAGGTTGGATTTATAAATACATTGCCGTGGACGTCGTATCGGGATATTATTTCCGTCCGGCTTACGTGCTGGGCAAACCGACGATCGACACGGTTATTGAAGCGTTTCGCAATATGTTTTGTGAACTGATTGAATTGGGACTTCCCATGCCGGGAGAGTTGGAAGTGGAACATCACCTGATGAAAGACATTGATTTTTTGAGCGAAATATTCCCGTTTATGCGTTGGTGTAATTCACCCACCGAAAAAAGGGCCGAGCACAACATAAAATCATTGAAATACGGCGTAAGCCATCGCAACGGGCACACACGCGGACGCTGGTATGCCAAAAACGAAGCCTACCGAAGCATACGCAACAAGGTGGACGGCGACTATGTAGAGCCCATGTATCAGCCACAAGGCATTATTGCCGACGACCTTGCCGACATCGAACAACACAACAATGAGTTGCACCCGCTGCAAAAGACCTATCCCGGAATGACCCGCAAGGATGTGTTGATCAAACAATACAATCCGAATTTGCGACCGATAGAAAAATGGTATCTCTACAAATTTATCGGCAACGTAACGGAAACAACCATTTACAACAATGATTATTGTCCGGTACAAATGGAAAACTTCGAGCTAATGGATTTTGAATGTCTGAAACGGCTGAAACCGAACAATACCAACGTAACCGCCTATTGGTTGCCCGAGGCTGACGGTTCGATAAAAGAAGTTTACCTGTATCAGGGAGACACTTACATCGGTGAAGCCATCAATAAAACGCAATTTCAATACAATGAAAATGCTATTGAAAGGACGGAAAAGGACTATGAAAACATGTTGCATCAGGAGAAGCGCGCCGCCAAGTTTGACAAGTTCGTAAAAGAAAGACGACAATCTATCCCCAAAATCGGTGTATTGGAATCGGTGTCGATAGAGAATATAGAAGTAAAAATTGTAGAGGAAACAGAACAGCCGAAAGGCTATGAGGAAGACGAATTTACGGATATTGAAAATATAAACTGGGCAGCCAGAGCATTGGAATCACTTTAAGTTTAATCATAAAAACACCAAAAACATGATGACGAAAGAATTTAAACAACGTATCGCAGAAGCGATGGCAGAAGCGCGGAAGAACTTTTCCGGGTCGGATGCCAAATTTTCCACTTCGCTGGGTATCAGCAGTTCGCAGTATAACCGCGTAAAAAACGGAGAAATAGAGAGAGTATTGGGAGAGGCAAGCTGGATAACCATTGCCCGCAAACTGGGCGTAAGTTTAAGGGAAGAAACGCCCTGGCGAACAGCAGAAACACCCGTTTATCAGTATATCTCCGCCCAACTCGAAATGTGTCAGAAAGGCAGCGATTCGGCCATGATTTGCGACTTGAGCGACATTGGCAAAACCTATACTGCCAGGCAATACGTTAAAACGCACAAAAACGCCATTTATATTGATTGTAGCCAAGTAAAAACAAAACAGAAGCTGATAAAACAGATAGCCAAAGAGTTTGGGGTGGGCACAACAGGCAAATATGCCGAGATATATGAGGATTTGGTGTTTTACCTCAAAACCTTGTCCACCCCATTGATTATTTTGGACGAAGCAGGCGATCTGCAATACGATGCCTTTCTCGAAATAAAAGCCCTTTATAATGCGACGGAAAAATGTTGCGGATATTACATGATGGGAGCCGATGGGCTTCAGGAAAAAATGACCAGAGCGATCAACAACCGGAAGGTTGGCTATACCGAATTGTTTTCCCGTTTTGGCAAGCGCTACAGCAAAGCCATACCGGAAGGAGACAACGGGAAAAAAGTATTGCAGGCAACCGCCCTGATGATTATAAAGGCTAATTCGGGGAACGAGGCCAACATCAATAAAATTTACACCGGCACGCTCGGTGAAGACGGACTACCGAGTTTGCGCCGAATTTATAAGGAATTGGCAAAACAGGAAGTTTTATGAAACGTGCCATTTCGGTAACCAATGTTTACAATGCCAAATTCAGAACGCTGAATTTTGAGGACGAATGGTTGGAAGCCGTCGGGAGTCCGGAACTAACAGGATCGTGGTTTATTTACGGGCCTCCAAAACACGGAAAGACAAGTTTTGCAATGATGTTGAGCAAATACCTGACCCGATTTGTACGTGGAGCTTACGACAGCATTGAGGAAGGATTGAGCCTGTCGATACAAATGGCAATGGAGCGGGTAAACATGGAAGAAGTTGGAACCCGCATGGTATTGCTGGACAAAATGGAGATACCGGACATAAAGATTTGGCTCAGGAAACGGAAAAGTCCCGATTTCGTAGTAATAGACAGCGTTCAGTTTGCCTGTATGACGTTCGCACAATACAAAGAGTTGAAAGAGGAATTTCCGAACAAGCTGTTTATTTACGTGAGCCACGTGGACGGAAAACAGCCCGACGGACAGGTGGCAAAGCGAATATGGAGAGATTCAAATGTGGCTTTTCGCGTACAGGGTTTCAGGGCATTCCCGACAGGAAGATACGGAGGTGGCAATTATTTGAATATAAATGACGAACTGGCAGAAGAACACTGGGGATTAAATGAAATTTAACAACAAAAAAATCAAGCAAACATGAAAACACTGATTGAAAAACAACGCAACGTGTGGATTAAGAAATTCCACGTGATGATACGTGAAGCAGGTATCGATAACGATACCAAGCTGGCTATGCTGGCAACGTACGGCGTAACGAGCAGCAGAGATCTGGAGCTGAAAGAGCTGATTGATCTGTGTGAAAAGCTGGACAGGATGATTCATCCGGAAGAAAACGAACTGGACAAATGGCGAAAGAGGTTGATTGCAGCCATTTTTGGCTGGCGTAAGGCACTGGGGAACTACAATACAACGATTGACGAAGTGAAAGCAATTGCCTGCCGGGCTGCGGGAGAAGTGGCCGAAGGAAAAGGGTTTAATGCTATTCCGTTAGAACGGCTGCGGTCGCTTTACTACGCTTTTCTAAAAAAGGAGAAAGATCTGAAAAGCGTGGAGGAATTGACGGTTGAGGAAACGGATTACAGGAAATGGTCGAATTGATGGGTGATGAATGATTGGTGATGGGTGATGGGTGATGAAATTTTTGTAGAAACGTTTCATGAAACGTCTAACGAGTAACGAGTAAAGAGTAAAGAGTAAAGAGTAAAGAGTTTTAATTGTTAATAATAAAAAAAATAATTTTATGGCAAAGAGAGAAAAAAAGGTGGTTTTAAGTGAAATCACACAAGACGAAATGGAAACGGCAATGGCAGAATATGCGGCTGCTGATGCCGAAATGGCGAAAATAAACGCTGCAATGGATTTAAAGTTTACGGAAATCAGGGAACGTTACGCCAACCGCCTGTCGGCGCTGGCCGAAAAAAAGGAGAAAGCTTTCGACATTGTGCAGGCTTTTGCGGAAGAAAACAAAAACACTTTGTTTGCTAAACGGAAAAGCTTGGAGACCTCACACGGCGTGATCGGGTTCCGTATTGGCACACCGAAGCTGAAAACATTGCGCGGGTTTACATGGGGAGCGGTGCTGAACATGCTTAAAGAATTTCTGCCGAGTTACGTGCGTGTAACGGAAGAACCGGCAAAGGACAAGCTGCTTGCCGACCGGGACAATCCGGACGTTGCTCCGCTGTTCCCCAGAGTGGGTATTTATGTGGATCAGGACGAAACATTTTTCATTGAGTTGAAAAAGGAAGACGAATCAATTTTAAAAAATTAAATTTTACTACTATGGAAACATTTATGATTATTTTATTGGCTGTAATAGCTATTGTGCTTGGCGTGTTGAATTTAAAACAGCTTAGCGAAATTGAAGATTTGGAGGACGAAATTAATCGGCGTAAGGCTGAGAACGATTCTTTAATGGACAGTATTAGAAGGCTTTGTTCTGCCGGCGATAAAACCATTAAACCGTTAAACAATGAAGGCAATGATTACTGACGTTGAAAAAATAACGGGTGTTTCGGCTCATGAAATACTCGGATATAGTCAGACGCAACGAATTTCGCTCGTGCGGCAGCTCTACTGGAAACTGCTGCACGACAAGAAAGAATTTAGCTATACGACTATTGCAAAAATTACCGACCGAACCCGATCGGGAATATGCAAAGGCGTGTTGAGGGCAAACGATCTGCTCAAAATCGGCGACAGAATGGCGACAGAGCTTTGGGAGCAAATGAAGGAGATAGAGTGAAGAGTTATGAGTTATGAGCTACGAAGAGTTTTTTAAAGAGATATATGTTCCTGAAAGTTGGAAGTTTCTGGGGAAAAACAATGTAAGGAGCATAAATGGCGACATACTGAGTTACGGATTGCTGTATAAAACGGGGGATGTTATTTACCGTGTATTTTACCTCACTCAGAGCGAACGTGGCGGTATTGTGAAAAAAGAAGGTGAAAATTACAAGGTACTGATTGACAACAAGCGTCCGGAGCAAATCAATGAGTATCTGAAAAGTTTTAATACAGAAAATCAGGAAAAATAAGTATAAAATTATAATAGCCCTGGGCGGGCTTTGTAAAAACCAAATAAAAAATTTATGGAAAAGAGAGAAAAAAATGTGGTTTTGAATGAAATCACACAAAAGGAAAAATATTTTGAAGAATTAGCACGACCAATAATACAATATCTATGTGAAAATTTTCACCCACATGTAACTGTAATAATCACTCCTACACACGCTGAATTATTAGAGGGGAAAATGGTAACAGGTAAAATAACGGATTATATTTGCGATTAATAATGATAATAGCGGTAGATTTTGACGGAACGATTGTGCGGGATGCCTATCCAGAAATCGGAGAAGCCTATCCGGGAGCGGTGGAGACGCTGCGACAGCTGAAAAAAGAGGGTTATTGCCTGATTCTCTGGACATGCCGGACGGGAATTGACTTGGCGAGAGCTGTTGCCTGGTGTGCAGAACGGGGTATCCGATTTGATGCTATCAACAGCAATTTGCGTTATATGGTGCAGAAATACAACGGCAGCGATCCGCGCAAGGTGGGGGCTTCACTCTATATTGACGATCGCAGTTTGTACAAACTTCCGGACTGGGAGGAAATTTACCGGCTTGTGCATGAACGACTGCCAACGGATGATGAATTGCTGGATATTGAATACAGAAATTATTGAATCTAAATATCATGATGGAAAGCACACGTAAAAAAGCGGAAATGGTAAAGCAACTAATGGAAAAATATTTTGAACCCGGAAGGCAAGACAAGTGCAAAGAACAAATTTACCGCAATATCATTAGCAAACAAATGGGTATAAGCCGCCGTACTTTTTTCAGATTGCTCAAAATTTCCAAAAATTTAGAACAAGAAAAAAAGGAAAATTGAAAAAATTTACAAAAATTTATATCTTTGTGACTTATAATAAATTATTAATATTATGGAGAAAAAACCAACTACCGAAGTGCCAAAAGGATGTACAACTTCCTTTTCGATTTTGATTATTCTCATTGTTATTTTTATAGCTGTAAAATGTATTTCAGGCATGATGCCAACAGCTCAATATAGAGATTATTCAAAAGAATGGGCAACAATGACTTATGAACAAAAGGACAGTCTTTTAAAAAAAGCTATTGAAAAACGATCATTTTACAATGCTGAAGAAATAGAGCAAGCCATGCGGGAAGCAATACAAAAAGAAATACGAAATCCGGGTACCATTTCTTATAAATTGAATCCTTCTGTTTATAATGGTTTTGCTAATGTTGTAGAAGCAGATTCCGGATGGATTTATGTTCCTTTTAAATTAAGTGCTAAAAATGATTTTGGTATTAGAAAAGAAGCAACAGGTTCAGTTATGTATATTTATGATCCATCTTCCAATTCATTGAATGTAAAACATTGGGATATTAATTTTAATGATGATTAATTTAATTGTTTTGTATCATGAAAAGCAAATTATTAACAGTTTTTTTTCTTTTGTCCTTTTGCTGTTTTGGACAGAAAGACCCTTATCAGGGATTGATTCGTTTTCTGGACAATGTTAATCCCACACTGCCACCTGGAGAGTTTACCTGTTTTGTTGGGCTGGAATTTGAGTTTGTAAGCATGCGTTTTCAACTCTTTGTACAGGACGATTACATGCATCTGACCCCTGCCCCGAAAAACGATTGTATTGTGCGTGAAAATACGGTTATTTTCAATTTTGTACCGAGAATTTCCACCGGTAAAGAATACTTGAAAGCAATTTTTACATTGAAAACTGATAATAGCAAAATTCCCTATCTGGAAAGCTATTCGCCTGTCAAAGTAGTTGAAAAGGTAGAAATGATTGGAAGTGCTGATATTGTTTTTCGGTTCTTTTGCCATTACTGGAATCAGGATATAACACTGGGAGGTTACAAGCCGGGAGAATTGGCGCATTATCAATTTATGGGCGATTACATATCACTTTTTGCTATCACGCCACAAACCTATAAAATAGTGATTGAACACGGTAATATCACAATGGATTATTACAAAACCTTTCACATTGAATAAACAGAAAGCCCGGCGATTGAAACCGGGCTTTTTTATTTCCTAAATTTTCTCTTCAAAAGTATCGTCAAAAGTAAAGTCGAAGGTTTTCAATCTTAATAAGCCTGTTTTGATATAAAACGACGGTCGGCGTATCAAATGATATTTTGTTTCAGCTCCCAGGTTACGTGCCCGCAATTGATAAATTTCTACACTATCCACATATCGTTCGTGGTTATGATTGATTTCTGAAGCAGTTCGGGTCAGGACGCCCACTTTTTCAATGATCATTCCCTGCAAGGCATTCAGTACAAAATCAGGGATATTCAAATAATCCAACATTTCGCTCTGTACAGGAGAAATTTTAGAACTTTGTCCATACCAGGGCGTCACCACATGCAAGCGAATGGAGAGCGTTGTCTCCTGTACGCGGTTTCCTATAGTTTCCCATCCAATGGGTTGAAACTCTACAAAGCAGGCAGGCGTTTCAAAAGGACTATCCTGTTCAATGAATTGCACATTCTGATTCCACAGATCAAAATGTTTGAACAACGGATTCCCTTCTGCATTTTTTATGTTTTCCAGTGCTGTCTGAATGGAAGTATAAATTTCTTTTATCATGGCTATAATTATTTATTGGCAATTTCCGATAATTTTCGTTCCAGCTCGTCCACGATCAGCTGGTTCAGTTTTTCACTTTCGCCCATAAACTGTCGTTTGGGCATTTGAAAACCTTTTCCACGACCGGCATGCAGTCCTTCATTATGTACGGCGGCATAAATCTTGTCGCTTTTAGCAAAAGCATGAGGAGCTGTCCACACCACTGCTTTACCGTTTCCAGTGCGGCTTTTATCAATCTCAATCGACCTGCCCAGATCGCCTGTTTCGCCTGTTAAAATCTTACGGGTAAGAGCCGCTCCTTTATAAGGATTGGCTATGGTTTTACCGTTTCTTTCCCACGCAGGCATACGGCGTTTTACCTCTTTCCATGGCACCCGTTCCCAGCTTTCGGTCTGAAACGATTGCTTGAAATAATCTACAGCCGTTTTGGCAGCAATGGTAGGAGCATATTCGTCGAAAAATGTTCCAAAGCGTTTTTGCAAATCAACGATATATTTTTCAAACTCTTCAGCAGTCATATTTGATAAATAATCTTAATTAGAGTACCAATTTAAAAAATATGTTATATATTTGTACTTGAGAATAATCTGGAGACACACAGTGGCGTTATCAAGCCTATGCAAGCCTCCGGGTTATTCTTATTTTTTTAATCTGTCCTTCAAAGCATATAAACGATAAATTCCCTTCACATCCTCCGAAATATTAATGTAAATTTTTCTTCCAAACATTTCATTTTCAAAATAATGGAATTTTTTGGTGATTTTATCCTCCACCGTGTAATTGTCAGCAGAGGTTACATATTTGGCTTCAGAAATCAATTGATCCAGATGCGGAAGCATGGCATATTTTAAAACCGGATCAGGGTAATAATCGCCGGTAAAATGTTTTATCCCTTTTTTGGTAATTTGAATTTTTATGCTTTTTTCTTTCCCGTTTTCTTCAATGCTTTGCTTCACTGTTTTTCCGGCTAAGGTGGAAAAAGCTTTTTCCCTATTATAGGAACGGATTTCTCTCTGAACAACTTTTTCTATTTTCTCTCCCGCTTTGGCTATATAAGGATGGGTATCGGTAATCAATTGTCCGGATGTTGCCGGATTTTTATCCAATCCCGGAACTGATTTTACTTCTTCTATTTCAGAATTATCCGTTATGGGTGTATCGGTTTGTCGCCAGTCACATTTGCAATTCCAGAGATTTCCGGGTTGATTTTGTTGCCAGAACGGATCGTCCATCGACCAGATACGATAATAAAACGCCTTATGCTCATCTCTGGGATGAGCCGAGCGGGAAGGAAGCCATTGGATATTTGGATAAAGTTTCCGGGTATCCTTAAAATGCGACCATTGTCGGGCAGTTCTGGCACGGGCTACAAAGGTATTATATTCCGTTACCTGAAAACGATTAAATGTATTGATCAGATTTTTAACCTTTCCATTGTAATCTGTATCCTTCTTATCCAGGTGATTGAGCAATTGTGTTGCCCGCCATGCTTTATAATTGCTGAAACGTTCAGCGTTTGCTCTGAAACGGATGGTTTGTTCAAACCATTCACTATCGTAAGTGGGATTGCCCATTACTTGCGTTACCGCTTTGTTAAAATTGTCGCGCCAATTGTCTCGCAATGTCTGGCTGATAATTGGTTTCTCCTCCAGCTCTTTTATTACCTGTTCGTAAATTTCCTGTTTGGTCAGGTCGAGAACAGGAAAAGTAGCAATGCCTTCAAGGAACTTAATGTAATTATCGCCCGCATAAATACGTTGAAGTTCCCCGACATTCAGTGTCGGGGTTAAACGAAAAAATTCCGAATCGTATTGAATAAGTTTTTCGGTGGCGTTTTTTCTTCATTGAAAAGTTGTTTAAATGAAGTTTCAAGCATTTTATTCTGACGCATTTCCTCTTTCAACTGGTCATAGTTTGTCGGTTTAGGAATGCCAAATTCCTGATAAATTGTATCGTCATCAATGGGCACCATTGATGCGGCTCCGCTATAAACTTCCCATTTAGTTTTCAGATTATTCCAGTTTGCTTCATCTTCTTCAAAAATAATCAGCCCGCCTTCCACGTTCAGACCAAAAGTTTTGAGTATGGCTCTAAACCGTGTATTGAGAATATCGAGAATATATTTTTTATCGTTTTCGTGTTTTTGCAATTCGCTTTCCATGTGGATATCACCAAGACTGCGAGCTCCCTTGTCTCCCTGTTCGGTAGTCAGGGTGTTTCCAAGAAATATCTTGGATATTTCGGCATTACAGGCATCTTTAAGGTCTTTATACAAGGTATTGCTACCACTTTGGCTTCCGGTATCATGAATTTTCAGTTCTGCTCCTTTTGGACGGATGATATAATTGGCTCCTCCCCATTGTTCCATAGCTATTTCGAGCTTTTTGCGGGTCTCCTCATCATAATCTTCATAGGTGGCTTCTCTGAAGGGCATTCCAAACATTTCGGCAAACTGACTCCAATCGCCAAAATCGCCTCGTTTATAAATCACATACTGGCAAGCTTTAGCAAGCAATCCCATATCATTTTCGTCGCCCGCCCAGATCATATACCGAACCAGTGGTTCTTCCATATAAAGAAAATCGCGAGTGGCAATGTTCTGATCTCTGGAAATACAACGGAAATTTTTCTCCGGATGGACATGTTTTCTTGGAATTAAATCATAATCTATTTTCCATGTTTCTTCCTGTTCGTCATAATAGACATCATTTACCTGAATAAGTGTATAACCCCATGCAATAGAATTTAAAAGTTCTTTTACAATACCTCGCATATCGGGAGAATTGAGCAATTTTGTCAATTCTTCCATGTTTTTTCCTTCTCTGTCATTAAATCTCAATTCCCTGTTCAATACCCAATCGAGCCGTTTTCCCCATGTAGCTTCAATCTGTCCATCCAAACAAATATCTTCATAAAGATCATAAAGTCTTAACCGACTTGGATTCACTTTATTTTCAAACTGTCGGATGGCGGTTCTCCAATTGTTAATATCCTGTGTACTTCTTTGAGGTGCACGAACAGTGATATTGTTAATGATTACCTGTGTGCTTTTATCGCCTGCTTTTCTACTTACTCCCATTTTACCATTTGTTATTACGTGGTTTATTACCTCCAAAAGCTATATAATTACTTCCTCCTGAAGTGGAGGACAATCTTCCCAGACCGGGAATAGATTCTTTTTCTTCCTGAATTCTGATCAAAGATTGAATGGTATCCTTATAAATTTGTTGACGTGTGTCGGGCATATTAGCCATATTGCTGATTTTATAGCAATTGTAAACGGCTATTTCACGTACCAGATTGACTACTCTTACATTTCTTTCTTCCCCCGATTTGCGGAATTCGCTATCTATATCATAACGTGCACATAAATATCCACGCACTTCTTCCACGGCTTCACCAATGGCTTGGTTGACGGTATTGGGATCGTCTCTGGTCAATACGGCAAGTGTCTCTGCATATATTCCTTTTTTAAGATCAATTTCGGTTAGATACATGATTAGTCAATTTTACGTTTAAGATTTTTGCATGATTATTTTTTGGCGGCCGAGCAATATAAATACAAACCTTTTCAAGCTCTAAGGCATTCCTTAATTTTGTACTTAAAATGCCTGCTTGAATAAGATTGTTAATTCGCCGTCGATCATATACCCTTATTTTCTTAAAGATTTGGATCACATACATTGAAGTATTTGTTTCACTGGCCATGCGGTCGGCATGTTTTTTGGCATTTTTTACGGCCATATAACGGTTGAATCGCTTTAAAATAGTAAGAATCATAATTGTATTTTTAAATATTAAACTCTTCTTTTATTTGCAGGTCTTTTATGAAGAACAATGGCATCGGATGATAATTTCGAACGTTTCTGATCGAGTATAAATTTTCCACCTTCTATGGCATCAGGTCCGTCGGCTGGCGATTTCATTTGTGGATTGATCAGAAGAAATTGCTCTTCGAGCCGCTGCATGTTGGGATTGTTTTTCTGTTCTTCATTGAATACCAATTGTCCATTACGATTGATAGGCTCCAGATTCCCTTCGATACGTACAAACTTATCCGGTTTTCCCCTTTTATCAGGCACAATACCAATTATTCCTTTTTCTGCTCCTTTTTTTGTAAACAACGGAATAAAAACTTGTTGATAGAAAGGGTCTTGCAGGGTATTGTTTTCTATATAATAATATACCTGACAACGATTGTTCACATAATCGCGGATTGCATAAAACCAATCCACAAATTGCTCGTTTGTAACCTGATCAAGGAAACCGGTATAAACATAATATTTGCCTTCCTTATATCCCATAAGAAAAATGGCTTTAAATGATCCTCCTACTTTTGGTCTGTCCTTATTTGAAGTGGCAGGGTCAGCATAAGCGACAAGAAATTTCATGGTGCGAATATCGGGACATTTTCCCCAATGAATTTCCTTAAATGTTTCACCTTCCGAGAGTGGATTATTGAAATATTCTTGTTGGGCTGCTTTGGTACTTATTGTAGCCAATACCCGATCAATCATTTCCTCGCTGTTCTTTTGTGGCCATGTAGAACGACCATTTTTATCGCGAATGTTCACAATATCCCAGTGATCGGCTTTTTTGCCGGCCAGTGTAACACAACAGGTTCTGGCAATAATATTTCCCAGCACGATCATGAGCAATGGTTTGCTGGTGGAACGTGTAGGAATAAGTGCCTCTTCAATCCATTGAAAATTTTTCTTTACCTGATCCGGATTCCGAACGCTTTCGTCTGTATCAAAATCGGAAATAATAATTGTGTCCGGTCGTATGGCTTCGTTTTTCTTACCACGTGGACTTTGCCCTGCTCCAATGGCTATAAATTTAGCTCCATCGCGAATGGAAAAATCTCCTTCTTCCCAATTGCCAAAATTCTTTTGTGTGCCATAGTAAGCCTTCAATCGTTCGTTATATTCAAAATTCAACATATAAGGCATCAATAAATCACAAGCGTTATCGAAGCTGGAAGAAACAAATACGACAAAATGTTTTTTTCCGGTAAGTACTAAATAAAGAATTGTAAACATGGTAATGGTATCTTTTCCTAATTCACGAGCCCAGCTCACTACCTCATACCATTCTGGGTTATTAATGATTCGATTGATAAATTTAATCTGAAAGGGAGCGAAATCGGCTGTGGCATATTTTGGAAAAAAATACTTACACCATTCTATGGGATGTGCTTCGAGCCATTCTCGGTGTTTTTGCAACTCCGCTTCTGAACGATAACAGTCGAGTCCGCTGTCCGACAGATAATTTTTCTTGTATTGCTGCCACAAATCCAAACTATGGCGTTCTCCCGGCTTCATTTTATCTGATCTTTAATATAGGCATCAAACAGATTGCAAAGTTCTTTCCCTTTTTCAGCATCAATGGGTCGAATCCAATCGAGTATCTTACGGGAAACATTAATCACATCGGTAAGTCCTACTTCTGTTTCAAGAGCTGCCAGATCGGCAACCAGCCTGCGTCGAATATTGCTCTCCTCTTTCGTAGGAAACCGATATTTTTCTTCCCTGCTGGCTATAAGATTATCTAAATCGGTCAATTGGTTAATAGTAGAACGTAAACGTTCTTCTCGGGTTACGGAAATAGTAGACTTCAATTCTTCCCATTTGCCTTCATTGACCCATTTGCTCAACGTCACTTCTGAAACACCAACCCGCTCGGAAATTTCCTTTTGTGTGTAGTTCTCCTTTACAAATAGCAACTTAGCATAATTTTTTGATTGTTCCCGCTGTTTTTTTGTAGTTCCCATGACGATAATTTTTAAACAAAATAAAATGAAATAATGTCAGTTTTAAAAAATATGTGCCAAAATGACACTATTTTTTTGAGAATGATATTTTTAAATGTTTTTTTGTAGGAGAAATGAAACTGACAAAAAATGAAAATAACAGACAGTATGTCAAAAGCTGGTCATAAAATTATAAATCAATCCGGAGACACTTGCGAAATTTATTTGTATGGTATTATTGGCAAATTGATGGATATTGATATGGATCAGCTTATTCCAGAGATAGAGAATTGTCGTAAAACTGGAATTCGCAACTTTAAATTTTTTGTCAACAGCAATGGTGGAGATGTATTGCAATGTCAGGCTTTATGGAATTATCTCAACCGTAGCGATATAAATGTAACCTGGGTGGTGGATGGTATCGCAGCCTCGGCAGCTTATGATATGATGACCAATCCAAAACATATTGTCCTCATGTCGAAATATGCCAAAGTATTGGTACATAATGTTAGTGGTTTTGTTCGGGGAAAATCACAGCAAATCAGGCAATATGCTGATGTAATGGATACTTTTGAAACCGAAGTAATTGATATGATTGCTAACCGATGCGGAAAAGAGAAAAAATGGGTACGCAATAATTGGTTTGACGGAGAAGATCATTGGCTTACTGCTCAACAGGCTATTGACAATAAATTGGCTAATGAGATAATTGATGGTAACTATAATCTAAATAGCCCTCCCGACAATTTAATTGACCCAAATGACGTGTTTAACTTTTATCAAAATCAAATAATTAATTTTCAAATGCAGAACAATATGAATCAAAAAGAAATCGCTTCCATATTGAACATGGATGTAAATTCTGATGAAGCTTCCGTAAAAACTGCTCTTCAAAATCTGGTGTCCAAAATCGCTAATTTTGAAAACGAACTGAACGGATTAAAAGCTGAAAATCAGAATTTAAAACAGCAACTGGAGGATGCCAATAAGCTGCGTATCAAAAATCTTATTGACAAAGCTATTGCCGAAAAGAAAATTTCTGTTGACATGCGAAAGGAATACGAAGATATGGCAACAGAGAATTACGATCGCACGGAGAAAATCATTAATTCTCTTCCTTCAATAGGACGGATTGTTGGTCAACTCGGGTCCTCTGACGGGATACCCGAAGCAGAAAAAAACTGGACGTGGGATGATTATTTTAAAAATGGGAAACTTGAAAACCTCAAGGAAAGTCGTCCCGAACATTTCAAAGAATTATTCAAAGCTAAGTTCAACCGTGATTACCAGGGGTAATCTGTAAAAAAATAGTATTATGTCCTATATTAATATGCAAACCAATGCGAGTTACAATTTTGTAGCTCCCAACATCAGCAAGGATGCTGATAAAAAAATGAATGTAGTATTCCCTACTACCGAAAAATTGGATGTTCCAGCTGCTGCGTCTATTTCTATTCCGATTGAAAGAGTAATCACGATTGTTGATCTGGGAACGCTGGCAGCCGATGCCACATTAAATCTTGTGATCGGAGATGATATTCCGGTAGGTGCTTTGTTGACAATAAAGGCAAAAAGTGATGGCACCGCCCGCACCATTACGCTTGGTACAGGTTTACAGGGAAGCGCCATTGCCGGCGTTGCTTCAAAAACAAAAGCTGCTTCCTTCATTTATGACGGGGAAAAGTTCGTAGCTATGGCAGCCGCCATACAATTGGACTAATTGAATGTATTTTTTATTAATCATCAAAAATAAATCTTATGTTTAGAAAATTTATAAACAGCTTATTGGTTGTTGTAGTGTTCTCGCTCATTGTGGGAATGACATTCGGAACGACAGCAGGAATTTGTGCTCTGGCTTTGTCCATGATAGGAAAGGGAATACCTTCCGGTTCACTGATGGCAGGTGTAATTCCTGAAATTTGGACAGATTACATTGTTGGTAATCTTTTTAAGAATAACGAATTTCTATTGAATTCCATTGATGAATCCCAATATGTCATTGGTGGTTCTGTGGTACATATTCCACAAGCCGGTGCACCAAGTGGTGTACAACGCAATAGGAAGGAATTGCCGGCAACCATTACCCGTCGCAAAGATGTGGATATAACTTATGCGCTCGATGAGTTTACTACCGACCCGCGTTTTATACCTGATATTGACAAAGCTGAACTCAGCTATGACAAAATGGATAGTTGTATGGCAGAAGATATGGCTTATTTGCAACAATTTGTAGCTGAAGCAATGCTGTATAACTGGCGTCCTAAATACTTTATCAAAACAACGGGCAGTTCTACTACAGCTCATATTGGAACAGGTACACGCAAAGCCGTAACACTTGCTGACTTCCAGACGGCAAAGAAAGTATTTAATAATTGGAATATCCCTAAAGCCGACCGCTTTGTGACAATAGATACAGAAATGTTCTCTCAACTGTGTGCCGATTTGAAAGCCACTGCAAACAGAGATTATGCTGCTATTTATGATCCTGTCAATGGAGAATTAAGAAAACTGGAAGGATTTACTATTATTGAACGTTCTACGGCTTTAAATGCTACCAATGCTACTTTGACACCAGTAGCCAATACTTCTTATTTCCAGTGGACTAATGGGCAAGATCTCACTTATACTCCTGAAGATTTTATGGATATTGAAGCTGGTTTTGCAGCAGCCGTTACTACTTCTTGTGCTTATGCTTTGTTCTGGCAAAAAACAGCCGTAGCTCGTTCCGTTGGAGCAACCAAGATGTTTAACGATCAAGGCAATCCGCAATTTTACGGCGACATTTACAGCTTCCTCCAAAGAGCCGGCGGACGTTCCAGAAGAGGAGATGGCAAAGGTGTTCTTGGACTTATGCAAGTACCTGCATAGTGTTTCAAACAAAGTGTTGTGTTGTTTAGTCGAAAGTCCGTTGTAAAGGACGGACTTTCTTTCAAACAAATTTAATTTGAATAACATGTCAAAGAAAAAAATAATCGATCCCTTGCAACAACAAGCTGATGAAATTATGCAGCAGTTACAGGTGGATAAACTTTGGCGCACAAAAAGAGGATTATGGTACACTTCCGATGAAAAAGCCAGAGAAAGATCAGAAGGAGAACCAGTAACTTTATTTAAAAAAAGCAAATAATTTGAATCATGTTACCACGCGTAAAAATATATTTTGAAAATGGGCTATTGGGGTCAGTAACTCCTTCTGATGATGGTGTTGCAGCTCTTATAGCTACAGGGGTAGTTGTTGGTACAACCTTTTTACTTGCCACTCCTTACCTGTTGACTTCACTGGATAATCTTACCGAACTTGGAATCACGGAGGCTAATAACCCGACTATTTATAAAGCAGTAAAAGAATTTTATACCGAAGCGCCAACTGGTTCAAAACTCTGGATTTATGGCGTTGCCGATACGGTTAAGCTCACCGATATGGTAGATATTACAGGAGTTCATGGCAAAAAAATTCTCAATGCTGCCAACGGAGAAATTAATATCCTCATGCTTTCCAAAAAAGATGCCTCTGGTTATACGCCTACCGTTACAGACGGTCTGGATAGTGATGTTTATGCTGCTATTACAAAAGCACAGGAATTGGCAGAATGGGCAACGGATGAAAAATTTGCTCCCTGTATGGTCGTTATTCCGGGACGTCATTATAGCGGTACGCCTTCCGATCTTGCAGATTTAGGAGAAAAAACAGACAATCGTGTATGCGTATTAATTGGTGATAGTATCAAAGGAAGCACAGACGCAGCTGTGGGTTTGCTTGCCGGAAGAATTTCTGTTATACCTGTACAGCGAAGCATAGCCAGAGTAAAATCAGGCGCTATCGGTGTTGATACTCTCTATATCGGCATTGATCAGCCGGAATTTGCAAATCCTGAAGTGATTCACGATGCAGGCTTTATCACTTTCCGCACATTTGTTGGCAAAGCAGGCTATTATTTTACGGACGATAAGCTGGCAACCGATCCCACTGAGGATTATGCCTTGATTCCACGCCGCAGAACCATTGACAAGGCTTATCGTATAGCCTATCAAACACTCATGAATGAGCTCAATGATGAAATTCCCGTAACCGATACCGGAACCATACCGGCAGCCATCGTAAAAAATATGCAAAATGTTGTAGAGACAGCTATTGTCAATACCATGACCGCCAATGGAGAACTGGGAAATGATCCGACCGACCCCAACGATGTGGGAGTTCAGTGTTATATCGATCATACACAAAATGTTGTTCAAACAGGACAATTAAAAGTAAAAGTTCGGATTAAACCTTTTGGGTATCCGAAATATATTGATGTATATCTTGGATTTCAAACTGCAACCACTTAAAAATAACCACTATGTTTGACAGTAGAGAATATGAATTTGCCGACCTGACCTTCGTATTGGGCGGAAAAGATATAACCGGTTTTCGTGGCATCAGATACACGTCCAAACAGGAAAAGGAACCGGTATATGGCAAAGGAGCAGAGCCCTTAAAAATTCAGAAAGGCAATAAATCGTATGATGGCGAACTTACCCTTCTGCAAAGCGAATATGAAACACTGGTTGCAAATAGCACGGACAATTCTGTGCTTTCACTTCAGCTCGATGCCGTTGTAGCTTATGGAAACCCTTCAAAAGGAGATGTACTGATAACGGATGTTTTGCAAGGGATACAATTTACCGAAGAGGGAAAGGAAATGAAGCAGGGAGATAAATTTGCGGAAATCAAATTACCCTTTATTTTCCTCAGAAAAAAGGCACAAAGCCTGTAAGATTTAAATAATATTCATTTTTTAATAAGGCCGGTCGGCAATGGCCGGCTTTTTAATTAATATAAACGATATGAATAAGGATAATATCAATCTCAACGAATTAAAAGAGAAATACGGAGAATTGAAAGAAATTGGCTGTGATGGTTTAACAGCTTATTTCCGTAAACCGGATATGAAAATCTGGAGATTTGCCTTGAAGGCTATTGAAAAATCACAAACCGAATTCAAAAAATCATTAGCCATCAATTGTTTTGTTGCCGGCGATAAAGAATTGCTCGAATCGCCATACATTGAAGATATTGCAGAAGCGATCAATGAATTTGTAGATTATCCCGAGCCGGAAGTGGAACGGGAAGAAAATGCGTGGCGTGTGAAAGTGTTGGATAAATCGGCTCGTTTCAAGCCTTTGACTATTGAAATACAAACATTGGCAGAGCGTAACAATCCGGACGACATTCCCTTTAAAACACAAGAGAATTTAATGGATTTGATGTGGATAGATGGCGATGAGGAACTTCGCGATGCCAAAAAGCTGGATTACCATATACCTGCATTAAGCGTCATGCATAACTTGCGGGAAAAACATTTGTTGAGCATAAAAAAAGCTTAAGGGGCGGTGTCTTTTGGCAACAGGACGCAGAAGAAAAAGTAGAATTTGACAAGTTTATAAAAAGTCTGACAATTCGTGCAGGCAATTCGATGATCAGATATTATCTGAAAGAGATACGCCCCGAAAAGCTGGAAGATGATACATGGATAGATTCCATACTCGATATATGGCTTTATCGTAATCATGAAGCTAAAAAATTAAACAATGAAGGCAGTTGAATTTATGCTTGTGTTTCGCAATCAAGCAAGTTCCGTAGTAGACAAGATAACAAAAGAGTTTCGCAACGCCCGTGGCGAAGTGGAACGTATGTCAAATTCATTTGGTACGGTGGAACAAAGAATCAACGGTATTGGCAGTAAATTGAAAAAAGCCTTTTCCAGTATTCCCGGTGCTGCCTTTCTTACCAATCCTCTTGTATTGTTAACCACAGGCGTAGGCGCTGTTGCTAAGCTCGGCATGGAAAACGAAAAAGCATCGGTATCCTTTGAAGTTCTTTTACAAAGCGCCGATAAAGCCAAGAAAATGCTGGGAGAAATCAATAAATATGCCGATAAAACTCCTTATGAAAGGATGGGATTACGCGATGCCGCTAAAATGATGCTGGGTTTCGGTATAGCGGAAGAAAAAATTATGCCGAATTTAAAAATGCTTGGGGATATTGCCGGTGGGGATAAGGAGAAAATGAATCAATTAACGCTGGCGTTTTCACAAATGTCGTCTGCCGGAAAGTTAAATGGTCAGGATTTATTACAAATGATTAATGCAGGCTTTAATCCTTTGAATGAAATTTCAAAGATGACCGGAAAATCAATAGGAACATTGCGTAAGGAAATGGAAAAAGGACAAATTTCGTCTCAAATGGTAGAAGAAGCCTTCAAACATGCTACGAGTGCAGGAGGTATATTTTACGGAATGACCGAACGCATGGGAAAAACATTGGGTGGTAGAATCAGCACGTTAGTTGATAGTTTTAAAAATAGATTACTTGATTTGTATCAAATAATAGGGCCTATTTTATCTACATCCGTAGATGGACTTACCAAATTGCTTGATTTATTGGCAACGCCTGTTTCATGGCTTGTAAAAGGCTTTGCCAACTTTTTTGGGGCATTGAAAGATGGCAATCCGTTTATTTGGGCTTCCGTTGCTGCAATGAGTGCTTTTACCATAGCATTGCAGGCTCATGCCATCGGAATAGCTCTTGTCACAAAATTGACTAAAATAGCAGCAACAGCACAATGGTTGTGGAATATAGCCGTACACGCCAGTCCTTTGACATGGGTGATCACCGGCATTGTGGCTTTTGCGACGGTATCGGTTCTTGCTTTTCAAAAGTTGGGATGGTTCCGAGGAGCAGTGCTCGCCACCTGGGAAGCTGTCAAAGGATTCGGGCTATTGTTGAAAGATTTTGTTGTAGACGGAATTACCGGCATGCTAAAGGGAATAGGAGGATTGGGTAAAGCCTTGATGTTGCTCTTTAAAGGAGATTTTAAAAATGCATGGAAAACTGCAGGTGAATCGGCAAAAGATTTATTGGGAATCAATGCGGCAAAAAATGCTGTTGGTAATTTCAAAGAAATAGGTAAAAACGCCGGTAATGCTTATCAGAAAGGATTAGCTGAGGTAGCTGCCATTAAGAAATATAAATCGCAAGGAACGGCTTGGATAAAGACCGCTGCGTATGGAACAGGGGAAAATATATCGGAAGGATTAGTTCCGGGAACGAACATTGCTTATGGCACGACAGGAGAAAAAGATACTAAAACTCTTAATTCTACAACGGCAACACAGGCTGTTGCTTCCGGTGGAACAAGGAATACGTCCATCAATATCAATCTTGGCAAAATGGTGGAGAATATCATATTTCAGGGTGGATTGAAGGAAAATGCACAGGATTTACAAAAACAAGTGGAAGAAATACTCATGCGGGCATTGTATGCCGCTCAAAGTGCAAGCTAATGGGACCAATAGAATATATAAATGAAATAACCAATTTCGGCAAATTTTCTCAAAATGCTTTAGGCTTTGCTTTCCCTCCCATTATTCCTCTCAAAACGGTTGTGGTCGTTAAGGAGGCTCAGGATAAGGATGCAGATGAAGAGCTGCAACGGCGATTGAAAAGTGGGCTGGTGGAAAATACCAATTGGATTGTTCCATTAACTTTTCGCACTATTGATTTGGGCGATTTTAAATTGCCGTTAGATCCTGTCATTGCTCTGTCAGGGAAAAATATCATTACGAGAAGGTACGTGAATAAATCGAAAACACGCGGAACAATTAAGGAACGTTGGAGTGAGGACGATTGGGAAATATCTATTACGGGCGTGATTATCGAAGAGAATGAGGAACTTCGATTGAAACATATCGGTAAACTTAGAAGCTTTTGCGAATATGCCGGAACGGTTGAAGTGATTTGTCCACTTTTTAACGAAATGGATATAACGCGGATAGTAATAGAAAGTTATGATTTCCCTTTTACCAGAGGTATTGAAAATCAGGCTTTTATTATCAAAGCCTATAGTGATGAGAGTTATACCCTTTTAATTGAACAATAATGTTTATCATGTCATGGAAAATAACGGTGGGTAACTATCAACTGGGAATATTAGAAAAAGTTGAAATTACAAAAAGCGTCGAACTGTTAAGCGATACTGCTGAAATTACTTTGCCTGCTACCGTGTTAAATCAACCTTTTGATATAAACGACAAAATAAAACGGGGTGATGCCGTAAAAATAGAATTGGGATATGATGGAAATCCTGTTACTGAGTTTGAAGGATATTTATCGGAAGAACCGCATACGGATAATGAAAATTTGACTTTGAAATGTGAAGACAACATTTTCCTTTATCGCAAACCGATACCCGATACCGTGTTGAACAATGCAAGTGTAACGACCATTTTGAACTATGTTAACAAACATATTGGAGGCTTTACTCTCAATTGCGATTATGATTTTAGCTATGATAAATTCGTGATCAATAATTGGACGGGATATGATGTATTAAAAAAAGTACAGGAAGAAGCAAAACCGAATATTTATATCAAAGATAATGTTTTACATGTTCATCCGCCTTATGCCTATATTTTTGGCAAAGCCAACTATGACTTTTCGGTCAATATCGAAACGGCAGATTTAAAATACCGGAGGGCTGAAGAACGTCCCGTATTGGTCATTGTAAAAGGAAAAAATGCTGCCGGAAAAACTATACAGCAGCAGGCAGGAATATCGGGCGGGGATATTGTCAATTTTACTAAAACAAGCGGCGTTTCTGATGCTGAAAGTTTATTGCTTACAGCAAACAGTATTCATTCAACACAGAGTTATACCGGATACGAAGGAAATTTTACAGGATGGCTGTTGCCTTATTGTGATGCAGGATTTGAGGTGCATATTGTCGATAATGATTACGAATATAAAACAGGCAATTATTATGTGCTGGAAGTAAAAACAACATTTAGTAAGGATGGCGGGAAACGTGAAATCAAATTAGGGAAAAAATTAAGTGATGGCTAACGGAGCAGAAATAAAGGATATTTTAAGAAAAATTGCCGGTACGGATATAGGAGGCGATATTTTCTTTAACGCCAAAGTTACGGAAGTTAAGGACGAAACCTGTACGATTGAATATATCGGACTTCTGATTGACAATGTAAGGTTATCGGCTGTGGTTGACGGGAATGTAAACAATCTTCTTATTGTTCCGAAAAAGAACAGTATGGTGCTTGTCGCCGATTTGTCGGAAGGCAATTTAAGAGACCTTGCCATTATTGGATGGACAGAAATTGAAAGTATCTCCATAAACGGAGGCAAAAATGAGGGATTAGTAAAAGTAATTGCTTTAACCGATAAATTGAACGCTATCGAAAACGACATCAATGATTTGAAATCAGTTTTTTCAAACTGGACTCCAACGCCAAATGATGGCGGAGCAGCTTTGAAAACGGCAATTGCTACTTGGATGTCCTCGACACTTGATGTAACTAATAAAGATGATATTCAAAATGATACAATAAAACATTGAAGGCATGACAAAAGATACAGGCATACAATTATTGAACAACTTGAAATTGGTCATTGAACCGATTCGAGAAGAAGGATTAATTGTTTCCGCAATGCGGATCGGAAATATCCTGTATCAAAATCAATATATGATATTAACTGCCCAAAAGGGAGAATTTAAGGAATCACCGACGCTTGGCGTGGGCATTACAGACATGGCAAACGATGATAATCTGGAGGATTGGAAAAAAACAATACGGGAAGAATTTAAGAAAGACGGAATGAAAATAGAAAAAATAACCATTTCCGATACGGGAATGGAAATAAAAGCTCAGTATTGAAATGGCAGATTATTTACACAGTATCAACAAAGTGCTCCGGTATGAAGGCGGTTATGTTAATGACCCTGCGGATCGTGGCGGTGAAACGTATAAAGGAATTTCACGGAACGCATGGCCTAAATGGCAAGGCTGGACAATTATTGATGCAGCAAAAAAGAAAACGGGCTTCCCCAAATCGCTTAACGGTAATAATCAATTAAATCAGCTTATTATTGATTTTTATAAAACAAACTTCTGGCAAAAAATAGGCGGAGATTTTCTGGAAGATCAGGATATTGCCGACATGCTGATGGACGCTGCTGTTAACGAAGGAATAAAAGCGGCTGTCAAGCGGGCTCAAAGAATTGTCCATTTACCGGAAACAGGCATAATAGATAATGAATTGTTGAAAAGATTAAACGTACTGACATGAAAAAATTCATATTGTTGCTGGCCCCTTTTATTGTTATTGGTTATATGGCTTGCCAACCTACCCGGGTCGAAAATGCAAGCCGACAGTGTAAAGATTCTGTTTCGATATTAAGGGAACAAATAGATAGCTTGACCTGCGTAACCAAAAACTATGAGGAAAATCTGCTTCGCTGCAAAGAAATGAGCGACAGCATCAATTTCCTTCACGATTCAATAGGACAATTGCTCCAGCGACCAATGATGACCGAACAGCAATTTTTAGATTTATATCGATATGAACGAATAAAAAAATACTTTGACCTCTGTGAAAAAGACGCATCACAATGGAAATATATGAAGGGATGGCTTAGACGAGTAATGGAAAACAAATAAAATTAAAACTAATGGAACGATTTATTGACTGGAATGCCATAGGAACTTACCTGATACCGCTTGTGACCGGTATTGCCGGATGGTTTGCCAACAGCAGAAAACGGCATAATGATTTTCTTGCCGAATTGCAATCGAATATTGATTTGCTATCACAGAAAAACACGGAAATTCTGGCAGAAGTGGTCAAATTGCGTATGGAGAATGCTTCACTAAAAGTGGAAATAGCAGCTCTTAGGACTGAAAATGCCGAACTAAAAACGGAAATCGAGCAACTGAACACCAAGCTGGAAGGAGTACGAACCATAACAAAAATAAAAAATGCCGAAAACTAAAATTCTCATATTGTTGGTCATTTGTTTATTGGTGGTTGGCTGCAAAACGACCAAACAGGCCACAGCCATCAGCCGGACCGCCAATACCGAAACCGCCACCGTGCTGAAGTCGGATGCAGCCGGCAATCAACAAACCGCCGTTGTAACGCAACAGGCGGACAACAGCAAGGTGGACGAAACAACCGGCGAAACAACCGCCATTGTCGAATTTTCTCCACCCGACAGTACCGGCAGGCAATATCCGATAAAATCTATTACCGTAACCCGAACCGTCCGCCGCAGCGAAAATAAGGATATAAATTACAAACAGAATGAAAACACTAATGCAGGCATTACAATAAGCAACAGTGAAAAATTACAAACTAAAACGGACAGCACGAAAAAAGAAAACAACAACATAAAAACGGAATCAAAAGCTCCATCAGGCGTCAGTTGGGGTATGGCTATCTTGACCGTGGGGCTTTTGGTTCTTGTTTATCTTGTATTGAAAAAATATAAAATGCTTTGAATGTAACACGTAACACGTAACGCGTTACGCGTAACTCGTAACTCAGAACTAAAATGGACATAAAAGTACTCGAAGGACAATCGCTGCTGGACATTGCCTTGCAGGAACTGGGCAGCATTGAAGGCGCTTATGCACTGGCAGTGCTCAACGGACTGTCGCTCACCGACAGCCTCACGGCAGGCATGACATTGCAATTGCCCGACGTGGTGGACAGGCGGATAAAAACGTATTATTCGGAGCGGAATATCCGTCCGGCAACAATGTTTGATCCGATAATGAAGCAAAGAATTTTTGATTTTACATTCGATTTTACATTTAAATAACTATGGCACGCACCATCGCAGAAATAAAAACCGCTCTCGGCAACGCTTACATTCAGTTGCCCGCCGTACAGGCAATCTATGGTATTTCCTCCGCTGAAGTTTCCAATGGCTTCGACAGCATTTTTTCAAAAGTATCGGTGGAGAGTCTGCTTTTCTATGCCGTCGCCTTTGCCATCAATACGCTGGAAAAAATTCAGGACACTTTCCGCAGCGAAATTCAGGAAACGGTGGACGCTGCTTTCGTGGCCAATAAAGCTTGGTGGCACGCTCAGGCATTGAAGTTTCAGCGGGGCGACGACCTGGTGATGAACCAGACAGCCTTTCGATATGAATATGAAACTGTCGACGCCACAAAGCAGATTATTAAGCGGGTGGCCGTGCGTGAAACCGTTCAGGAAGACTGCGTTTGCAAAGTGAAAATCTTTTTGGCAACGGAAGTTGCCGGAGAAATTGCTCCGCTTTCCGATCAGGATAAATACCTGTTTGAAAACTATGCCCGCATGATAGCTCCGGCAGGCGTTTTGCGTGAAATTCTGACAGGCGCAGCCGATACGGTCGATTTTACCTTCACCGTGTATTTCAATCCGTTGGTGATGGACACTTCTGGAAAACTCATTGGAAGTGACGAATACCCGGTGGAAGAGAGCATTAAAAAATTTATCAACGAATTGAACAATACCAATTTTGGCGGAAGACTGAATTTGACCCGACTGACGGATGCCGTGCAAAATACTTCCGGCGTGCTGGACGTCCGCCTGACAAAATTTTATCTTAACAATATACAGCAGGACTTGAGCAATACGACTTATGAAAGCGCTTTTGGCTGGTTCAAACTCGGCAACAATTTACAAATAACTTATAACCCGCAACAGGAAATATGAACCTCGATTTTGAAAAACTCTTAAAATTGGCGCTGCCCACTTTTCTGCGGAACGGGCTTGGTAACCTCATAAAGGCAATAGCGGCGGTATTTACGGCGATATACAGCGATTACAGGGCTTGGCAAACCGATATGCGTCTTGAGGCTGCCATGACTTGCCAGAACATGTATCTCGAAGCAATGCTCAACTACCGACTGCTCGGAACGTTCGACAGAATCATTACGCTGGAAGACGGCACAGGCATTCCGGTAGATTTTATCGTAAAAATTCCCGACGACGTACAGGTTGACAGCGCCAGGCTGGTAGGGCTGGTCAACAAATATAAAACTTACGGAAAACGCTACCTGATCGTGCAGGGAACTTACACGTATATAATCGGATGGAGAAAGCCCGTTTGCGAGCAGGTGGACAGAACGTACATAACCGGATGGAGAGAGCACGTTTGCGAGCAGGTGGACAGAACGTATGAATATCAATGGGAAGAATTTGTTTGCGAATTGAAGGAGTTGATTGATAATTGGATAAGGTTTAATAACAATCCTAATGGCTCGTGGAATGTTTCGAGTCAATATCCGGTAGCATCAGATGTAAGTGTGGTAGTGAAATTTCATTCGTATGGTACGTACTATGAGCATACGTTTATCATACCTACCGGAGCAACAATATCAACATCATTTATTTCTGAAGATCCAATTGACAGTGCTGAATTGTTAAGTATCCTACCCGTATTCGACGACACTTATTATTATTATGAATTAATATAAACCAACAAAAAACTTATCAACATGTATATTACAACAGGTTATCAACGCTCCACGCAGCTGAAAGTGCAGGTTTACAACAACGGCACACTGGTGGCAGAACCCACCTTCTCGCTGCTGGAAGCTTTTGTTTACAACGGCGTAAATTATTCGCAATTGGATAATGATCAGCTCGCCCGCCTGCCACTCGACATCTATACTGCACGTGTGGAAGATTATGCAGCTCATATCGAAGAAACTTACCAGTCGCAGTACCCCGGTCTGGATATTTCCACAGCAGGTGCACGCGCTTACAACGAAACCGCATGTCCCATCAATCAAACCGTAGAACAATGAGCAACATCACCGAATCCGCCCGCAGCCGGTGGACAGAAATCAAACAGGAAACCCGCGAAGGCGCCAACACCGCTACCCGCGTGGGCGACGCAGGGCTGCAACTGGTCGCTGCAGTGGAAAATGCGGAAAGTAATATTCAGAAATTCAGACTGAGAAAAAATGAAAGTATCACTGCTGAAACGCACGGTAACTATTTGCCACCAAAACCTTTTCCCGGCCATGTGGTATTGCTGAAATCCGATCATTTTGGTTATTATGGCATAGGTTGTTACCAGGCAACTTTCAAGCTGAATGATGATAATGTTACATACCGTATTATTCACGACAAAGACGCCACTCTGCAGCAAAAACAAAATCAATCATCGTTCATGAAACATTCGATAAATGTAAACGAGTGGAAATTTACGAGCGGATTAATAGCCATTGATACTCTCAATTTCTCCATAAAACCATCCAGTAGAGGAATATTAGAATACGATGTAAGCTTCTTCGATGCAGATAAAACGCAAATAAGCAGGATAACCTTACTTAGTCTATCGGATAGTCGATACGGGAACATAGGAAAGCAGCAAATTTTTTTCTTTACCGCTCCGCAAGGTACAAAGTATATTCGGATTGATGACATTCATTCAGATATAAATTCAAGACTAAACTATATAAGTCATATACAGATTTATAATATATACCATATTTCAGAAGGAAAATTGCCGGACATGAAGAAAATAGACCAGAGCATTCTGTATCTCTTTAATGAAAACACCTGGCGACACATTAAACTCGATAACGACTCCGAAGTACGTATCCGAAAAAAAAGAATAATTTACAGGCATGCCTTCGGTGAATTTTATTTTACAGGAAGAATTAACGTATTCCGCACACCGGAACTCCTTGTTGCTCACAGAGCATTAAATAATAGTAGAATTCTGCGTAATGGTGATGTCGATTTAAATTTAAATAAAAATTGTCATTTGGGAATTTTTTTCAAAAGAAGATCACTACTAAGAAATGGAAGTTCAAAAAGAAAAGGGATCTCTTGTGAAAGTTTCAAATATTATAATTATAAACCTGTTGAACTTAGTGTGTATGATACCGCAACAAGTATAGGTCGAAAAATTATACAACCTGGTTCGGACGAAGGTTTTATTGAAGCATTAGTTGGTTCGCTTGTTAAAAAACCGATTCAGTACAGTAAAAAGGATGCATGGCGACATTATTACGGTTTCATAGCCTATTATAGAATAAACAAATATAACTGTCGACACGAAATTATCGGAGAAAAAATACCGTTTTTGTTTAAAATAAAAAATGTCGATGGAACAGAAGAGGGATGTAAATTTGCTTTTGAAAGGTTAAATGAAGATTGGAATCCCATAAAGTAGAGCAAAAAAAAAGAGAAGGAAATAGTCGACGTCAGCAAAGAAATGAAGACAAATCGTTGATAACCTTCTCGATTACAAAAATACGACTTTTTTATAAAAAAACAATACGATTAAGTATATTTAACTAAAAATTCTCCGGCGGGTACATAAAAAAAGCCCCCGCCAATTCGTAAAGGCTCTCACCCCTTTACAAACATATAAGGTGCACAGACACCCGATGCGGAAGGCAGTTAATGTCTTCTTAACCGGTGTCTGTGCACCTTATTATTTTATGTGAGAGTTCACAAAATTACAAAATATTTTAATCTAAACTTTAATTATGAGTCAAAAAATCAAGTTAAGCACACCAATCAGTTATTACGGCGGCAAACAAAGCATGCTGCCACACATTTTGCCACTTATTCCAAACCACGAAATATATGTAGAGCCGTTTTTCGGCGGTGGTGCCGTCTTCTGGGCAAAAGAACCAACAGCAGTAGAAATTATAAATGACTTCAATGGCATGGTTGTCAACTTTTACCGTCAGTTGAAAAGCAACTTTGAAGAATTGAAGCGTGCAATCGATGCCACGCCGTACAGCCGTCAGGCCTATCAGAAGGCACTGGTAGTATACGAAAATCCTTATTTGTTCAATGCTGTAACAAAAGCATGGGCTTTCTGGACAGGAACTTCGCAGGGTTTTTCCAATAAAATAGGCAGTTGGAGATGTTCACAAATTACGGAGAAGGAATCGAAAAGGAATGAAAACAAAAAGCAGGCATTCACAAAAGAACTGTCCGAACGGCTCAAATACGTTCAAATAGAACAGAAAGATGCGGTCGATTTAATCAAAGATATGGATACGCCGGAAACGTTTTTCTATCTTGATCCTCCTTACGTTGGAGCCGATCAAGGGCACTATGGTGGATATATGCAGGAGCATTTTAATGACTTACTCGAAACTCTTTCACACATTCAAGGCAAGTTTCTATTAAGCAGCTATCCCAATCCGGAGTTGGAAAAATATCGTAAACAATTCGATTGGCAATCAAACGATGTGAACATGTCTCTGTCCGCCTCAAGAAAATTCGGTCGCAGAAAAATAGAATGTCTGACGTTTAATTACAATTTAAGCGATATTTAAATAATAGTTAAATAAGCAGGTATAATTTAAACGCCTGCTTATTTTTTTGTTTTTTTGTACAATTTGTTTTATACTTTTGTACATTTTGTTTTTTCGATTATATATTTATATTTTCCCTTTTCAACAAGAATAAAAATACGAATTAAAATAAAGAACAATATCTTTGAACAACTTCCGGAAAATAAAGTT